ATAAAGAGATTTTAAAATTTTGTAAGAAATGGGCTAACACTGAAGAAGATCTTATTCCCACAGGAACTTTAACTTCAGTTGATTTTTACTTTAGAGATCTTTGGAAAATCTGGGGAGGATACGTATGACCCACATCGCACATATGGCAGCACACTTTGCTGCTGCTACACTCAATAATCCTTTTGGGATTGGCACATTAAGTCTTGCACTAGTTGTTGTACCTATTATTGGTATGCATTATGTTCACAAATACGGGTGGCAACACTGGGCACCTTTTACTCATGGTTAGCGGTATATTCGTATTCTCTTTTGTGTTATTACTCACAATAGGAATGGAACTTACTTGGTCTGTTAAAAAATGAATCTTATACTTCGACCTCTGGATAATCCAAATGATCCTGTATGGTCAGTTATCATTATGGTAATCCTTGTCGTAGCTATGGCAGTTTATGTCATCATATACATATTAGGAGTTGATAAGCGAGAAGAACATGGGAGCCATGAAACCCCCAAGCAGGAAGAGTTGTTACAACTTCCGAGTGACGGAGATCAATCGTGTCCTTGATGGTGATACTATTGACGTTACTATCGACCTCGGGTTTGATCTATACAAGAAAGAAAGAGTTAGAGTTGCAGGCGTTGATACGCCAGAGAAGAGGACCCGAAACTTAGAGGAGAAGGCACTTGGAATCGAAGCAACCAACTGGCTCAAAGAAAAACTGGAAGGTACGTTGGCTGGTGATGATGAGTTGTCTGTTAGGACTGAACTTGTTGGTGGCA